CGTAACAATTGGTTGGACAGCAAATGATTTCCTGTATAATATGCTAGCAAAGAATGATATTCTTCATCCAGAGATGTATGATGACGATGGAATGGTGATTAACGAAGAACTTTATTCAGTGAAATTTATTAACGAGGACGAGGATGATTATTATTGACATGAATCAGATTATGATTAGTAATCTGATGGTCCAATTGAAAAAACAAGAACTTAATGAAGACTTGGCGCGCCATATGGTCTTATCTTCATTATTTTCTTACGAAAAACAGTATAGGGGAGAGTATGGTGAGGTTGTTTTAGCTTACGACAGCAAACATTACTGGAGAAAAGAGGTCTTCCCTTACTACAAACAGAACAGAAAGAAAGATAGAGAAAAATCTAGTCACAATTGGTCTAACATTTTTGAAGTCCTAAATCTTATCCGGGATGAGATTAGAGAACACTTTCACTTCAAAGTGTTGGAGGTACATGGAGCAGAAGCTGATGATGTCATCTCTACTCTGTGTAAAAACAATAGCAATGAAAAAATTTTGATTCTTTCTGGAGACAAAGACTTCATTCAACTTCAAAAGTACCCTGGTGTGAAGCAATTTAATCCAATCATGAAGCGTGAGGTATTCCATAATGACCCTCACACATATATTAAGGAGCATATTATCAAGGGTGATAAGTCTGATGGTATTCCTAACTATCTTTCTCCTGATGACACATTTGTTGCTGGGGTAAGACAAAAACCTATTAGTCAAAAAAATCTTGCTAAGTGGGTACAGGAATCTCCCGGTCAGTTTTGTCAGTCTGATGAAATTTTGTCTAATTACCAGAGAAATAGACAGTTGATTGACTTTGATTATGTACCTACAGAGATTGAAGATAAAATTATGGATCTTTACAAATCTCTAAATACTAGTAAGAAGCAACCGCCGCTAGAGTATTTTCAACAACATAAGTTGAACACTTTAATGGAAAAATATTTCTTTCGTACACCGACTACATTTACAAAATGAAACTACTTATTTCTGAAGTGCTCCAAAAGGTGAGTAATGCCAAAACAAAGGCAGCGAAAATTAAATTACTCCAGCAGCATAGTACGCCTGCTCTTAGGTCTTTGATGATTGTTAACTACGATGAGAGTGTAATATCTTTATTGCCTGATGGTGATGTACCATATTTACCTAACGATGCTCCTGCTGGCACCGAGCATACTGTTTTAGAACATGAGTATCGTAAACTATATTTGTTCTTTAAGGGTGGGTCAAGCTCACTTAAACAGTCTAAGAGAGAGTCTTTGTTTGTTCAAATGCTAGAAGGTTTAGAACAATCTGAGGCAGTAGCATTGGTTCTTGCTAAGGATAAAAATCTACAAAAAAAATATAAGATCACTAAAGCATGTGTTGAAGAAGCATTTCCTCAAATTAAATGGGGAGGACGTTCCTGATGGGGAAAGGCGTAAAAGTAATTAATAGAGATTGTGATCCTACATTAGCACAAGATAAATCTCTTCCTTGTACTGCTTTTTTGGTTGAGTATATTGAGGGAGAAGTTTCTCATTTTGATATTGTAATTGCTACTAAACAAGTTGATATTTTTGATGAGTATTGGGATAAATATAAAAAGAACCTAGTCGGATTTAATCAGACTGAAGGAAGATCAAACCCAAAACTTTGGAACCCGCCAAAAGATTGATATGGAATTAACACCCAAAGAAAAAGAAGAAGTTTTGTCTGTGGATCCATCTACACAGCAAACTTTTTGTATTTTTTATTGGAAAATATCTGATGGTCCATCATCAGATAAAAAAATTCTTAGACGAATTAATAGCAATGGAGTTCCTATATCAACAAAAAAATATTCGGAAGTATTTTTTTACAATGATGTTAGACATGCTTTGATTCATTCTAGATACTTAATAAGTCGTGATTATGATGTCACAATTCGTAAGTGTAACAAAACAAGTAACGATAAAATTTGGTTAATGTAATGGTAGGACATCACTATTTGATAGACGTTGCTGGATGTGACGCTTCTACTCTCAATGACGAAGAGTACTTAAAGAAACTTTTAGAAGCAGGAGCTATTTTTTCTGGGGCAACTGTATTAAAAACAGAATCTCATAAGTTTTCTCCTCAGGGAGTCACAGCGTTTTGTTTGCTGTCGGACAGTCATATTAGTATACATACATGGCCTGAAGATGGTCGTGCTGCTATTGACATGTTTACATGTGGAGATTGTGACTCTAAGGCAGGTGTTTTACTAGTCGCTGAAGGGTTGGGTGGTGTAATTATTGCCAACACTCTGGCATATAGATGCCAGGGTATGATTATTCCTGACCACTATGAACCTTAACAGATTGCTATCATAAATAAAGTATGGTATAATTACCATACGTTCATCCCACTCTTGGGTGGGACGCAAGTAAGTCGCGGAACGGAGTCGTTCATCCTATGTTAGAACTATTTTTCTATACGACACTCACCTGCCAACAAACCGAGGGAATTATCCTGAGGATGAGAGCAAACGAGCACATCTCAGATGCTTTTAAGGTGGAGTTGATAGAGACCGTAAAGGAATCTACCCCTGAGTGTTATCCATGGGACGCACACGACTGAAGGAACGGGGATTAAAAACCCTCTATTACTTTAGGAGTAACAACATGAACACACTAAACATGATCAAGAAGCAGATCGACAAAGCATCTGCTCTTCACAACGCTCAGATTACTCACGCTGCCTATCGTGGCGTCGAATATAATACACGTTGTGTAGAATCAAAAGAATCCCATGGCACATTTTGCTACCGTGGTCGTATCTATACTAAGTGAAACTTACTTTAAAAATTTGAAAGAGGGGTATTGACGCCCCTCTTTTTTTATGCTATAATTTATAAAAATATATTGTATATGGAAAAAACCCCACAAACTAACCAACCACAAAACCTTAAGCAATATATTAAGTGGCTCAAAAAAGCAGTTGATAAAGAGCACTTGTATGATGACCAAGAGTATGCTAAAATCAAGAAGGAGTTGTATCAAGCACAACAACTTCGTAAACTAGTACACGCCAGAGAACGTTCACTTTATGGATTCGGATACATCGATGACAGTTTCACCAGTAAGATTGATCTCAGTGACTCCCGAAGCGGAGAAGATGATGGGTTACGTAGCGAGAGTATCGAACCCGAACAACCAGGAGAATCCGAAAGTCTCGGGACTCCTTAACTATTGTATTAAGCACAACCATTGGTCTGTGTTTGAGCAGGCGTTCATGACTCTAGAAATTTCTACTACTAGAGCAATAGCAGCTCAAATTCTGAGGCATAGATCGTTCACATTCCAAGAGTTTTCTCAACGTTATGCTGATAGTTCTCTACTTGATGGGAAGATTCCTCTACCAGAACTACGGCGGCAAGATACAAAGAATAGACAGAACTCTATTGACAATGTTGACCCTTTCCAGAAACAGGAACTTGAGATTCTAATTCAACGTCACTTTGATGAAGCAATGGATCTCTATCGTGAAATGTTAGACCGTGGTATTGCTAAGGAGTGTGCCCGCATGGTACTACCTTTGTCAACAAAAACTAAAATCTATATGTCTGGTTCAGTTCGCAGTTGGATTCACTATATAGATTTGAGGAGTGCTCATGGCACCCAAAAAGAACACATGATTATTGCTGAAGCATGTCGTGATGTTTTCAAAGAACAGTTTCCTATTTGTGCTGAAGCTATGGAGTGGAATTAATGCCTACATATCCTGTTAAACATACTGAAACTGGAGAGACTAAGACTCTCCACATGACCGTGAAGGATTATTGTACCTGGAAGGATGAGAATCCTGACTGGGATAAAGATTGGTCACAAGGTTGTGCTGGTGTCGGAGAAGTCGGAGACTGGCGTAACAAAATGAACAAGACTCATCCTGGATGGTCAGAACATATGAACAAAATGGCAAAGATGCCTGGATCCCAAGTACAGTGGTAAAAACTTATGCCTAGAGGAAGAAACAAAGCTCCTGGAGCAAAGATGTCTGCCAAGCAGATGAAGAGAAAGAAACCTATTAACGAAGACTATCTTCTTAAGATTGAACCTCTTACTGATAATCAAACAGTAATGTTTGATGCTTATGAATCAGGTAAAAACCTATTTGCTTATGGTTGTGCTGGTACAGGTAAGACATTCGTTGCTCTTCACCTAGCACTCAAAGATGTACTGAGTGAGTATACTCCTTACGAAAAAGTATACATCGTTCGCTCCCTGGTATCTACAAGAGAGATTGGTTTCCTTCCTGGAACACATGAAGATAAAGCATCTCTTTATCAGATTCCGTATAAGAACATGGTAAAATACATGTTC